GATTACGTGTTTCCTACTCAAATTGATTGGGAGCAGATCTTCAGCGACCTTGAGCAATATGGATTATCTGTCTATAACGTGGCTGAGTTAATCGGTAAAACAGGTTCCACGGTCCAGCGATGGGCTAAAGGCCAAGAACCACGTAAAGCCTACGCTGATGCAATACTTACCATACATGAGAACTGGTGCGGTGAAACCAAGACGGTGATAAGAATCCTTGAGGCTAACCCGTTATGACGCTCTAGCGTTGGATAACCTACCTAAACCATGATTACATTCATACATGGTAAAAAAGAAAACACCCACAAAGAAGAAAGTAGTTAAGAAAGCTAAGGCAAAAAAAAGGTCTAAGGCTGGGCAACCTACTAAGTATCTTCCTGTCTTCACTGCATTAGCACAAGAAATAGGGATGACTGGCTGGACTGATAAACAAATAGCGGAAAGACTGCATGTTTGTGAAGCCACAATAAATAACTGGAAATTACAGCATCCTGAATTCTTAGAGTCCTTAAATGAAGGGAAAGCTATTTCTGATGAAAAAGTAGTAAGGGCATTGTACGAAAGAGCAACTGGTTATTCGCATCCTGAAAACAAGATTAATGTGAGTGAAGGCGAAGTTATTGTTACGCCTACTACCAAACATTATCCACCTGACGCAACAAGCGCAATCTTCTGGTTAAAGAATCGTCAACCTGATAAATGGCGCGATAAACATGACTATGAACATTCTGGTCCTGAAGGTGGTGCTATTCAAACCGAATCAAATACCGATGATGTAGTACGCCGTATTGCATTTCTATTAACAGAAGCAGGAAACAAGCAAAGCGCATAGGACATTATTATGAGAACGTTAAACTCACAAAACAAACAGAATACAACAGGCATGGCAGATACTATGTCAACGTTTGTGCTTGCTGCTGGAACAGCTCAGGCCGATGATTATCCGACAGGTGCAAAGTACATGCATATAAGTTCAGACACCAAACTGTTTATCAATTACTCTTCAACCGGTGCAATAGTACCTGCTGCAAGTGTTTCTGCTACGACATCCTCAACTGGTTTAAGCGTTGTACAGAATCCAGGACATGAGCATATATATGAGGTAGCAAGCGATTCTACTGGGTATTCACTGGTTTCAGTTACTACCGGCATTGCTGTAGTACAGTATTACGGCATCTAATTCAGCCATAAGGCTAAATCCGCAAGACGGTCGGCAACTGTCACTCCGCGAGCAGCAGTAAGCAAGCAACTATAATGGAGATTTATCATGGCTAAGAGTCTAGAAAGTCACAGAAGTAATATACAAACATCAATCCACGGTCGAAGACTAGGGTTAAGTCAGGACGATGTTCTGCTTGGCGCTAAAGGTTTGGCTGGTGCGGTGACTAATGCAACATCAGATACAACAGGAACTGCCTTAGCAGGCTATGGTTTCCATACTGTATCGACTACAACCAATGACGTTTGGACGCTATCTGATCCTATTCGTGCTGGCTTGGAAGTAAAGATTGCAACAGCAACCACTTCAACGGGTAATCATGCGATTGTACCGGCAGCAGCGACCATTGTTAGTACAAATGGCGTAGCTGGTAGCTCAATCATCATGCAGGGCGTAGGCGCTAGTGTGACGTTACTGAGCTTGAGTACAGCAGCGTGGACATTATCATCACGTACTGGTTCAACAACTGCTGGTGCTACTGTTGTTGTTAGTTCCTAAATGGTAACATCATAAGACTTTTGTTAGAGGAGGAAGTCTTTATGAAAGAGAAGAAAATAATTATCTGCGGTACGGCTCCGAGTTCAATGCAGTTAGCGCCACAAGGCGGTGATTGGACTGTTTGGAGTTGTTCACCTGGTACATACGGCCATATAAAAGCTGATAAATGGTTTGAGATCCATCGTTGGGAGCCAGGACAAACTTGGTTTAGCGAGGGATACGTTGAATTCTTAAAGAACTTCGATGGCGAAGTGATGATGTCGCAGCAAGTAAATGACGTTAAAGGCTGCACGTTATTACCTGTTGATGAACTTGTTGAGCGATATGGACCTTACTTCTTCACATCGACTATTGCTTATATGTTGGCGATGGCTATTGATGAAGGCGCTACTAAGATTGCATTGTATGGTGTTGATATGGCTGCATCAGAAGAATATGGCTATCAGCGAGCAGGATGCCAATACTTTGCACAAATAGCTGCGAGCCGTGGTATTGAGATAGGCGTACCACCTGAATCAGATCTATTCCGACCTGCACCTTTGTACGGTGTATGCGAAACATCCCATAACTTCATTAAGATCACGGCACGTAAGCGCGAGCTGACTGCAAGGCTGCAAGAATCAGAGCGATTAGTAGCTGATCACAATAAGCAGATCCTATTTGTACAGGGCGCACTGGATGATCTTCAGTGGAATGAGCAAACCTGGCATGGCAACATGGATACTTTGGGTCAGGAGTTCACTGGTGTTAAGGCTGTTCCTGCGTTGAGTGAGGTCAATTTGGATATGGCTCAGACAATAGCGGATAATCTTGATAGCACTTTTCGTAACAATCCACACGATCTTTATGACCCTAAGACAATAGTGGAGCTTGATCCAATGGGTGATGCTGCATTAAGAGGTAAGGCTCCCAGTGAAGAAGAGATAATCAATAAGACGTGGCCAGGTGGAACCATTGACGCATGAGTGAGCTTGATGACATCCTTGCCAGATTAAATACTATGCCTGACGATAAGCGTCAGAGTGTTATAGAAGAAGCAATGGAAGCCACAAAGGATATGGCATGGGTTCCCAGTCCTGGTCCACAAACAGAAGCGTATCATTCTAATGCTGATATTCTGCTGTACGGTGGTGAGCCTGGCGGCGGTAAGTCTTCATTGTTGCTTGGATTAGCACTGAATAAGCATCGCAGATCATTAATATTGCGTAGACAATACACTGATCTAGGTCATTTACTTGAAGAAGCGCAGAAGTTCAATGGTGGTAAGGATGGCTTTAATGGCTCTCCACCACCTAAACTGCGTAGACCTGATGGCAAAGTAATTGATTTTGGTGCGGCTGCAAAGGTAGGTGATGAGCAGCATTGGCAAGGTAATCCACATGACTTCATTGGTGTTGATGAATCTACTCAGTTTGCTGAGATACAAATACGGTTCTTAATGGGTTGGTTACGTTGTGCTGATGATCCTAATCAGCGTAAACGCGTGGTTCTAGCTACTAATCCACCTATGAGTGCTGAAGGCTTATGGGTTACTGAGTGGTTTGCACCATGGCTTGATGATAAGTTTCCTGTCCCTGCCGAGCCTGGAGAGTTACGATATGCGTATCTTGATGACCAAGATAAGCAAGTTTGGGTTGATGGTCCTGATCCTGTCTACGTTAAGGCGCGAGATAAACATATAGAGCCTAAATCATACACTTACATACCTGCTGCGGTTAAAGATAACCCGTTTTTACATGGTTCTGGCTACGATAAAGAGCTGGATTCGATGCCTGAAGAGATAAGATCGGTCATGATGGGCGGTTTTAGGACTTCATTCAAGGATGCACCTAATCAAGTTATCCCTACGGAATGGGTAAGATTAGCGCAACAGCGTTGGAGAGAAGTGAAGCCAGATGGTATACCTATGTGCAGTATCGGTGTTGATGCGACTGGTGGTGGTACAGATCCATTGATCATCGCTCCTCGATATGATGGCTGGTACGCACCAATTATTTCAATACCGGCTAAAGAAATACCTAAGCACTCGATCAGTCGAACTACTGCTGGTCATGTGGTTGCTAACAGAAGAGATAGCGCCACGGTCATTGTCGATATGGGTGGTGGTTATGGAACAGGTGCATTTGAGATACTGAATGAAAATGAGATGGAAGTCATTGGCTATAAAGGGGCTGAGAAGACAGTCAGGCGTAGCAGGGATGGCAAATTAAAGTTTACGAATACGAGAACCGCAGCATTATGGCAATTCAGAGAAGCATTAGATCCTGATCAGCCAAACGGTTCTCCGATAGCATTACCACCGAGTAGTAAGTTACTAGGTGATTTAACAGCTCCGACATACAAGGTATCGTCTGGTGGCATACAAGCAGAATCAAAAGAAGATGTATGCAAACGACTTGGACGATCAACGGATGAAGGTGATGCGGTTATGATGGCCTGGTTCTATGGTGCGAAGGAAGTGAATAGCGCATTGGAATGGGCAGATCAGAAAATGAGGAGTAACAAGCGTGGTCAGAATCCGAAAGTGTTGATGAGTACGCGAGGAAATAGAAGGCGATAAGATGGCAACATTAATGACAGCAATTGCTGGAGCTGTTTCATCAGGCGCTACAGCTCTAGGCGTAGGTGGTGCTGCTGCTCACACAATAGGAACGATAGGCGCGTATGGCGCTGTTGGTGCAGCAGGAGCAGGTGCGTTAAAGAGCATGAGACCAAAAATACCAGGTGCTACAAAACCTAAAGCAATGCCAACACCTGATGACGAGGCAATGCGTTCTGCTAAACGACAATCATTAGCTAAACAAAAACAGCGTGGTGGTCGTAAGGCATCTATTATGACATCAGCATTAAGCGAGGGGAAATTAGGTGGGTAGTTTATTTAAACCAAAAAAATTTGTTCCACCTACACCTATCACTGCTGCTGATCCTGGTAGGACTTCAGGCCGTAAAGGTGGTAGTCGTAAGCGTGGTGCAAGGCGTGGAACTATGATGACAGCACTAACCGCAGACGATAGTAAATTGGGTGGCTAATGGATATTAAACAGGTACGTGAAACGGCTGATAGACTATTTGGCAAGCGCCATCAGTTTATGTCGTTATGTCAGGAGCTGGCTGAAAACTTCTATCCACAACGAGCAGACTTCACATCAACTCATTCAATAGGCGAAGAGTTTGCTGGTAATCTCATGACTTCTTATCCTGTATTAACCAGACGAGATCTGGCTGATCAGATAGGATCAATGCTCAGACCTACGAATAAGCCATGGTTTCACATGAAGCCATCAGATGAAGACCGTGAAACGAATGATGCTAAACGGTGGCTTGAGCAGGCTGAAAAGGCACAACGCAGGGTTATGTACGATAAGCGTGCTATGTTTACACGCTGTACAAAGGAAGGTGATCATGATTTTGCAGCATTTGGTAATGCAGTGGAAAGTGTACGTCTTAATCGCAATGCTGATGGTCTTATTTATCGTTGTTGGCATGTGCGCGATGTTGTGTGGATGGAGAATGACGAAGGGGAAAATGAATTCATCGCACGAAGATGGAAGCCATACGCCAGAGACTTAGCTAATCTGTTTCCAGGCAAGGTTGATCCAAAGGTTAATGATAAAGCACGTAAAGAGCCGTATTTTGAGATGGATGTGCTTCATATCATTATATCGGCAGACCAGTACGAAGGTGATGCTCAGGGTAAGCCATACTGGTCGATCTATTATGACTGCACGCATGACAAACCTATTGAGATGGTTCCTGTCTGGAATAAAGAATACAACATATCAAGATGGCAAACAGTTTCAGGCTCTCAATATGCTTATAGTCCAGCATCTATTGTGGCGTTACCTGATGCCAGATTGATTCAATCCATGACGTATACCTTGCTTGAGGCGGGTGAAAAGGCGGTTAATCCTCCTGTTATCGTTACTCAAGATGCCATACGAAGCGATATGGGCTTATATGCTGGTGGCCATACATGGGTTGATAATGAATATGATGAGCGTCTTGGTGCTGCTATGCGACCATTGACGCAAGACACCAGCGCATTGCCATTTGGTATTGATATGCAGCGTGATAGTCGCATGATGATATCTGAAGCGTTCTTCCTGAATAAACTTAACCTGCCTGAACGTGGACCAGAGATGACTGCGTATGAAGTGGGTCAACGTGTTCAAGAGTATATTCGTGGTGCGATGCCATTGTTTGAGCCAATGGAATCTGAGCGTAATGGTGGTTTATGTGAATTAACCTTTGATCAGCTATTCAAGATGGGTGTATTTGGATCACCTTATGATATGCCTGAGAGTCTCCAGGGTGCTGATATCCAGTTCCACTTTGAGTCTCCACTACATGATGCGATTGATGCTCAGAAAGGTCAGAAGTTCTTGGAAGCAAAACAACTATTGGCAGAAGCTATTGCGTTGGATCAAAGTGCTGCGGCGATGATAGATATGAAAGTATCACTCAGAGATGCGCTTGATGGCATCGGTATTCCTACTGAATGGATTAATCCTGAAGATATGGTTGAAGAGATTATCGAGCAACAGCAACAGCAAATGCAACAACAGCAGATGCTGGATGCCATGGAGCAAGGATCTAATGTGGCTAAGAATCTTGAAGGTGTAAATATTGAAGCCTGATAAGAATTCACCTGTATTACCTGCTGAATATGAACTGGCTGATATCTCAGCCTTTCAAGCATTAGAGCGTGGTGATGCCAGTCCTGATATGCAACAACGAGCATTGAAGTGGCTGATTGAGATGGCCGGAACGTATGATTTGAGTTACCGACCTGACAGTAATACTGAAACTACCTTTGCTGAAGGCAAGCGGTATGTCGGTATGCAAGTAGTAAAACTATTGAAGATTAATGTAAACACACTGAGGAGTGAAGAAAATGCTAAGTCAACTGCAAAGGCTAAACCGAAGATATCAAGAAGAGGCAAATGAGGATGGATCACAAGATAGTGGCACTGGGGATACTGCTGTCACAGATAATAGCGGTGACGGTGGTGATAATACTCAAGTAACAACCACATGGCCTGATGACTGGCGCAACCAGATGACAGGTGGTGATGAGAAGCAACTGGCTCAGGCAGAACGTTATAATACGCCTAAAGACATCTGGAACGCTAATCAAGCACTACAACAGAAGATCTCAAGTGGTGAGTTAGTCAGTAAAAACCCTTTTCCAAGTGAAGGTACTGATGAAGAGAAGTCTGCTTGGCGTGAAGGGCAGGGTCTTCCTGTTGATCCAAGTGGTTACAATCTTGAGTTTGGTGATGGCCTGACGATTGGTGAGGAAGATGCGCCGGTTATTGATGCGTTTAAAGAAGCTGCATTGAACTCGAATATGAGTCCTGATCAGGTTAAGAATACAGTTGAATGGTATTACAAGACGCAAGAAGCTCAGGCTGAGGCGCGAGCTGAACAGGATCAGAATGATCAACAAACATTTGAAGATACTTATCGTGCTGAATGGGGTAATGATTACCGAGCTAATCTGAATAAGATCCATGCTTTACTTGATGGCGCACCTGAAGGCGTTAAAGAGGATATTCTGCAAGGGCGTGGTCCAGATGGTATGGCGTATGGCAATAAGCCTAATGTAATGAATTGGCTGGCTGGCCTTGCGCGAGCTGAAAACCCTACTGCGACACTGGTTCCTGCTGGCGGTCAACAGAACATCACGGGTATCAATGAAGAGATTGCTAAGATTGATAAGTTCATGCGTACAAACAGTAAAGAATATTATGCTGATAATGCTATGCAACAGCGATATCGTGACTTGCTAACGGCTCAGGAGAAGATGAGAGCCTAATACCGCAGCAGCGTTGGATACATGGACGTATCTACGTTATATATTAACCAACCTAAGCATTGGCGCTAGACGGTTAATAGCAGCTCCTCAATGGATACCCTGCAAAAAGACTCGATAGACACCCCAGGCGATATGGATACACTTAATTTTTTATGGTAAAGGAGAATAGAAATGGCTGATGTAGCTTTTCAAACCCAATACCGTCAAGAGTTTATCGCAGGTTTCGAGCAGCGTCATTCGCTGTTAAGAGAAACGGTGACTACCGAGGCGGTTATTAAGGGCAATCAAGCAGTTTTCTTGGTTGCGGATTCAGGTGATGCAACAGCATCTACACGTGGCGTTAATGGTCTGATTGCAGCTCGCGCTGATAATTTGACACAAAACACTGCAACATTAACAGAATGGCATGATCTTGTTCGCAAGACTGGCTTTAACGTATTTGCTTCACAAGGCAATCAACGTGAAATCATGCAGCAAACTACTATGGCGGTTATTAATCGTAAGATTGATGATCAGATTACAACTATATTGGATACTACTTCGGTAGCGATTGGTTCTACATCGACCATTCCTTCTGTTGATCTGTACCAGAATGGTGTAGTTAAACTGCAAAATGCTGGCGTTCCTTGGGATTCCAACATTACATTGCTATGCCAACCATCATTTTTAGCTTATTTAGAGCAAGCACCAGAATTCGCATCTGCGGATTATGTTGATGTTCGTCCGTATGCTGGTAGTGATGCTTCATGGCGCGATAAGCCAATGGCATACAAATGGCGTAATACGCTTATCATTACTCATCCAAACTTACCTGGTAAGGGTACATCAAGTGAGAAATCATTTTTGTATCATAAATCAGCAGTGGGTCACGCAGCCGATACTGGCGGCATGAGTTCTTCGGTTGGATATGATGATGAGCAAGATTACAGTTACGCTCGTTGTTCTATGTTTATGGGTGGGGTCATGCTGCAAGGCGATGGCGTTGTTGAACTCTTAGCTGATGGTAGCAACTACGCATAAGGAGTAAATTATGTCTTATTCATCTACAGCAGGACTTGTTAATCGTGTTACTCAGGGTATGTTAGCCCAGACTAATACAGTTAACAGTACGTCCGTAGCAAACGGTGGTTCAGTTTGGAGTTACACTTCAACTAACCTAACAACAGATCTAACAGCATCTAATTTCTTCACTGATGCAAAAGATCTGGGTATGCGAAATGGCGATATCTTGATATCTGCCACATACAGTACAGAAAGTTCTACAGATCATATCCTAGTAATAGGCATGATCACTGGAGTTTCGACTTCAGGTGCGAATCTTTCTACTGGTGGTACTATTACATCAACATTTGGCTAATCGGCAAGCTCACCCTTCGGGGTGGGCAATCCTGAGGAGGATTATATGACTGAACAAACAAAAGTAAAAATTGGTTCACCAAGATTTAAACAAGCAGAGCAGGTACGCAATGAATGGCGCATCACTCTGGAAGAGAACACCACACGTAAGGACGTTGAAGATCCTGCGTTTTGGTCAATCATAGCCAAGAATTTAAAGGCATACGATATTGTAGAGATTAACAATGATGATAGCTCAGTATTTGCAAGGGCATTGGTCATTGAAGCAGGTCGTAACTACGCCTCAATCAAGATACTTGAATGGCATGACCTGACTAAAGAAGTGGTTAAGGTTAATGATAATCGCTTTGAGCAGTTTAAAGTTAAGTACAAAGGACCACATCATAAGTTTTGCGTGATCCGGTTAGTGGATAACGAAGTGCTTGAAAAAGAAATGGAAAAAACACAAGCCGAAGAATGGCTACGGAAAAACATTAATACTATTGCTGCATAGGGGTTTACATGGCTACAACCAGACTGCAACTGTACAACCGAGCATTACAGATATGTGGTGAGCATAGATTGGCATCTTTGTCTGAAGACAGGAAGCCACGGCATGAGCTGGATCTTGTATGGGATTCAGGTGGTGTTGATGCAGTTCTGGCTGAAGGCCAATGGAAGTTCGCTATGAGAGCGGTACAGCTTGATTACGATCCATCTATTACCACTTCATTTGGTTATCAGCGAGCCTTTTCCAAGCCTACTGACTGGATATTAACCAGCGCAATGTGTTCTGATGAGTATTACCAGGTTCCATTACTGGGGTATGTTGATGAAGCAGGTTACTGGTACGCTGATCTTGATGTCATTTATCTCAGGTATGTGTCGAATGATACATCGTATGGTAATGATTTATCGACTTGGCCTGGTAGTTTTACTGATTTTGCTGCGGCTCATTTTGCCAGCAAGATAATTCTTAGTTTGACATCTGATGAAAAGAAGATTGAGGAAGTCTTCAAGATGCTCAAACATTACAAGGGTGAGGCTAAGAACACTGATGCGATGGGTGATCCTACCAAGTTCCCTGCACCTGGTAACTGGACAAGCTCAAGATATGGTAATAATAGTAGCTCCCGTGATCGTGGTTCTCGCAATCGACTGATAGGCTGATCTCATGCCTAGAGAAAATGTAGCATTACTCGCCATGAATAGGGGCATTGTTTCCCCTTTGGCGCTTGCACGTACTGACATTAAACGTATTGAGATGTCTGCTGAAACGCAGACTAACTGGATGCCACGGGCATTAGGCTCAATGATGCTCAGGCCGGGTTTTGAGTACATTGTAGGCACGAATAGCAACAATGCAGCGCGTTATATCCCTTTTATCTTTTCGACTGATGATACGGCTTTGATAGAGGTTACGGCTGCTCTTGTCAGGGTATTGGTCAGTGAGACACCTGTTACAAGAGCATCTGTTACGGCTGCTGTAACGAACGGTGGATTTGCTTCAGATGTAACAAGCTGGACGGATGGTGATGAGTCTGGTGGTACGAGTGCTTGGGTAACAGGAGGTTATCTTGGCCTGACAGGTAATGGCACTAACTACGCAATTCGCACTCAGCAGGTTACGGTTACTGAAACAGGCACTGAACATGCGCTGGATATTGTGATTGAGCGCGGTCCGGTTATCTTTCGTTGTGGATCGACTTCTGGCGGTGATGAGTTTATATCTGAAACCACATTGGATACAGGTAGTCATTCACTTGCCTTTACACCAACAGGTGATTTTTACGCGCAATTCAAGAGCTTACATAAAAGACAGGTGTTAGTTGATTCATGTGATGTAGCCAGTTCAGGCATTACGTCACTCACGGCGCCATGGTCTGCGAGTGATTTAAGTAATATCCGTACAGATCAATCAGGTGACGTTATCTTTATTGCTTGTGCAGGCTATCAGCAATACAAGATAGAGCGTAGAGCAACTAATTCATGGTCATTGGTTAAGTATTATGCTGACGCTGGACCATTTTTACTGACTAATACCAGCACTATGACGATGACTGCGAGCGCATTAACTGGGAATATTACCCTGACTGCAAGCAAGCCATATTTTAAATCAACCAATGTTGGATCATTGTTTCGAGTAACGTCTGAAGGGCAGGAAGTAACGGCCAGTGTATCGGCTGGCAATCAATTTACTAATGCTATTCGTGTAACGGGCGTTGATTCATCTCGTATCTTCACGATTATCCGTTCAGGTACTTGGTCTGGAACAGTTACTTTACAGCGTTCTTTAGATTCAGATGCTGGGCCATGGGAAGATGTTACGACTTATACGACTAATGCCACGATTACTTATGACGATACATTAGACAATCAGATTGCCTGGTATCGTGTCGGCGTTAAAACAGGTGAAATGACAACATCTACCATATCAGGCGCTACTCAAGCGAATCCTTGTAGCATTACTGATACGGGTCACCCATACGCAACAGGCGAGCAGGTAACGATATCTGGCGTGTCTGGTATGACTCAATTGAATGGCAATACCTACACGATTACTTATGTTGATGCGAATACTTATACGTTGGACTCTACTGATTCAACTGGATACGGTGCTTATACATCAGGCGGCGCTTCAGTATCGGCTGGACCAATAACCCTGACATTAGACTATGCGATTGGATTTGTTGATGGCATCGCACGTATTACAGGCTATACCAGTGAAACAGTGGTGGACGCTGAGGTTATCACTGATTTGGGTGGTACGGATGCAACAGATGACTGGGCTGAAGGCGTTTGGTCTGATCGCCGTGGTTGGCCTACTGCGGTTGGATTTGTTGAAGGCAGGCTTGGATGGGCTGGTGGTGATTCTATTTTGCTATCGGTTACGGATTCATTTTACTCATTTGATGATACGGTTATAGGTGATTCAGGTACGATTGACCGATCTATTGGCTCTGGTCCGGTTGATACGATTAACTGGATACTTGCACTGCAACGATTGATATTAGGTGCTGAAGGGGCTGAGTTTTCATGTAAGTCATCTAGTTTTGATGAACCATTAACACCTACTGACTTCACGGTTAAGCCAGCATCAGGTCAAGGATCATCTAATGTTGAAGCGATTAAGATTGATAAGACTGGAATATTTGTACAGCGAGGCGGTACACGTGTCTTTGAGATAGGGCTTGAGCAGGATGGTGAGTATGGATCAACTGACTTAACAATCCTTGCACCTAACGTCACATCGGCTCAGGTCGTAAGAATGGCGGCACAACGACAACCAGATACCCGTATTCATTGTGTATTGAATGATGGAACGGTTGCAGTATTGATATTTGATCGTGCTGAAAACCTGACTTGCTGGATTGAAGTAACAACTAATGGATCGGTTGAGGATGTTGTTGTGTTACCTGGCGATGATGGTGATGGTGAAGACAAGGTTTATTATGCTGTTAATCGTACAATCAACGGCTCAACAGTACGCTATCTTGAGAAGTGGGCATTAGAATCTGCTTGCCAGGGTGGATCACTGAACAAACAGGCTGATTCATTTTATGAGTATTCAGGTTCATCGACTACCACTATAACAGGGTTAAGCCATCTTGAAGGTGAGTCGGTTGTGGCATGGGGTAACGGCAAGGATTTGGGTACTTATACGGTTGCTAGTGGGCAAATAACCTTATCTGAGTCTGTTACAAGCTGCATTGTAGGACTGACTTACACTGCCGACTATAAATCATCTAAGCTGGCTTATGCTTCAGGCATGGGTACGGCATTAACGCAGAAGAAGAAGATATCTCAGTTAGGCGTGATTATGTATAACAGTCATTATCAGGGTCTGACGTATGGACCGGATACATCTAATCTGGACAATCTGCCTTTGGTTTATAAGGGCGCAATTACGGCTGCTGATACGATTCATGCAAGTTATGATGGCGAGAGTTTTCCATTCGAGGGTGAATGGGATACTGATTCAAGACTATGTTTAAGAGCTGTAGCACCTAAGCCATGCACTATATTGGCAACTGTAATGAGTATAGAAACACACGATAAGTTCTAGGATGAGCAACGTCATCGAAATTATACCAACAAATAAAGAATTGCTGGAGCGTTTTTATGGTAGCGTTCCTTCGCGTACACTTAAATCATTGACGGTATTGGATAAAGGTGAGCCAATAGCGATAGGTGGGATATACCGAGAGCACGAATGGTACGTGATGTTCATGGATGTTATGGACGGTATAAAACCGCGTGACCATAAACGAATATTATTGAAGTGCAGTAAAATATTGATTAAAAAAGTACAACAATTAAAGCTACCTGTTTACTCACTTGCTGATCCTGAGATTGTGGGATCTGATATATTGCTTGAACATATGGGGTTTGAGCAAATTTATGGGGATGTGTATCAATGGCAAAATTAGCATCACCGTTAACATTAGTTGCTGGTGTTACTACCGTACTTGGCAAGATCAGTTCAGGCAGTCAGTCACGTGCATTTGGCAAAGCTCAACAGGCTCATAATGAGATTGCAGCTAACCAGGCAATTGCTACTTCACAACGATCTGCACTTGAAGAACGAAGACAAGCTGAATTGCTTGCTTCACGTGCGTTAGCGGTTGCTGGTGGTAGTGCTGGCGATCCTACGGTCATGCGTGTGATATCTGATATTGAGGGTGAAGGCGCGTATCGTGCGAATGTTGAATTGTATGGTGGTGAAGAGAAAGCCAGGATACTTAAAACTGAAGGCGCTATTGCTGCGGCACGTGGAAAAGCTAAAGCCTCTAAATCTTATCTGGAAGCTGGCACATCCGCTCTGGCTACAGGGGTATCAATCTATGGCAAGAAATACAAAGGAACGGGTAAAGCATAATGCCTAAGCTACCTGATATTAGAAACATGGGAGGCAGACAAGCACCTTCAGCGTTTGGTCCGGTTCGTGTACCACAAGCACCTATTGAGCCAAGTTTAGGTCAAGGTCTTGGCCAAACGGCAAAGATCCTCGAAGCACTACAGGATGATAATGATACTGTAGGGGCTGAAGATGGTTATAACCGATTCATCGAGAAAAAAATTGAGTTGTCGCATGGCGAGAACGGCTACCTGCAACAACAAGGCAAGAACGCTGTTGAGTATAAAGACGGGCTGTATAACTCATTTAATAAACAACTTGATGGCATAGCGGCTGATATTAGTGCTGGGCTGGCGAATGATAGCCAGCGAATGAAGTTCCAGAAGCGAGCTGAGATTGCAAGCCTTCAGTTTAAGAATGGTCTATTGAGTCACGCTACAGCTCAGAACGCAGTTCATCGCAAGCAAGTATTCGATGCCAAGATCACGACCGGATTCAATGACATTATCTCAAACTGGGCTGATCCTAATACGGTCAAGATTGCTCATGAGAGAATGATTCACGGCATTAAGGAAGAAGCCAGAAAGGGTGGCATGAGTGATGAGGCGCGTGACCTTGCCATCAAGACAACAACTGACAAGGTTCATACTTCCGTGATTGACCAGGCTATTGAGGCCGGTGATATTGAAGGTGCGAAGGCTTATTACAAAGAAAACGGCAAAGGCATTGTTGATAAGACAGGTGTTTACGAAAAGATTATAGCAGGTGAGATTAACATTAAGGCCGAAAATGCAGTTGATTCAGTATTTGCAGGCGTTGAAGCAGGAATATTGAGTGATACCGATGCACTAGCTAAAGTCAGAAAGATGTTTGGTAAAGGTATTCGTGATCAGAAGATTGAAAAAGAAGCGGTTGCACGTTTGAAACTTCGCATGACTGAGCGCAATGGCATTACGGCTAATGAATTTAAGGTAGCAGACAATGAAGGCCGTGATATCTACGTGAATAATGGCAATCGTTATTCAGCTATTCCTCAAGAAGTATTGGATAGAATGAGTGGGGCTGCGAAGATTAACCTGCAAAAAATAGCATCTGGCACAATGAAAACAGATCGTGGGCGTTATCATGAGCTTCAGATGATGCAAAGAACACCTGAAGGAAGAGATGAGTTTGTTAAGGTCAATTTAGGCGCAGAGAAGTTAAGCACTGGTGACTATGACAAAATGATGAAGCTACAAAGCGATATGGTTGAAAGCTCAAGCATTGGTAGCCAGCAGAATATGATTGATCGTGGTGCGGCTGATCTTGGGCTGAATCCACTTGATCGAGGGAAAGTGGGTACTGCTGGCGATAACACAAGAGCGTATTATGATCGTATGCTGCAAGAATTTGGAGATTTTCAAGCAGATAATGGCCGCAAACCAACACGTGATGAGATGCGTAAAATCATTGATGGCCTGAGTATTGAGATACAACAATCAGGATGGCTGGATAAATTATTTGGAGCGACCACAAAAGCCTATAAATTTGAGATTGAAGGCGTGCCTCCTGATATGGTGGATGATCTTGCGCGTGCTATTCAAGAGCAAGGCCAACCAGTAACAGAAGATAACATACAAGCATTATTTCTAAGAATTCAGGGTCAATAATGGATTGGATTGATAAAGCAGCAGCATCAATGAATGGTGACTGGAAGCAGAAAGCCGCTAATAGCGTAGAAGAAAATGCCAGTGTGCAACTGGATACTACCTTGGCAAGCGCACTTGAATATCAACCTGCCGATCATGCTCAAACACAGAATGTAGCTAAGGGTCTTAATATAGGCGTTGGTCTTGCTGATCGTGAGAAAGACAAAACCAGAAAGATCTATAATCAACAAGAAATAAGAAGAAAGCTCAAGGATACCAAGGCAGTGAAGAAAGCCTTTGCTGATCCTGAGTTTGCGCGTGTTGCTCATGGTGATGTAAATCAATTATCTAAAGCTGAAACGATTGCTGAGAAGTTTAAGATACTCAGTGAAGCAGGGGAAGGCCGTGAGCTGAAGATGGGTAATATTCATCCATTAGTCGGTCTTGCTGGAGCCACACAAGCCACATTAGGGATGGCTGAGTCTGAATTTAGATCGCTGGACCCATTAAAACGAATTGATGAACTTACTGAAAATATAGGTCGTGATCTTGGATTGCCTGAATGGATGCTTGCACCTGCTATACCTGTAGAACGCGGACTGCTAGACATATTAACTACTGGTGTCGATATTGGTGATTATCATGCGGCAGGGCTTGAGGATGTTGCTGATGCCATCGGCCAAGCACAAGAAATATTAACACAAGAGTTTGAACCATTTAAACGGCTGGCTGAGAAAGGCCGTGAGGCTGATGATGCGTTTGCTCAGGCATTGAAAGGTGATTTTGAAGCACTTGGTCGAGTAGTGGCTGATCCTGAAGCATGGGCTGGATTCGTAGGGCAAGCAGCACCTTCATTGTTTGCAGCGTATAAATCTGGTGGCTCATTACCGTTTATTGCATGGCTTGAATCAATGGAAGTGGCTAATGACGCGGCTGACTTTGAGAAGCGTACTGGCCAGAAGATGGAACCAGGGTTGTATTTGCAAGCCATGGGACAAGTGGCCATGATCAATACCTTTCTTGAGAAGTTTGGTCTGGATAAAGTATTTGGTCAATCTGGAAAGAATGTATTTTCAGGGTTTCTTAAAGGCGCTGTATCTGAGGGTGGTACTGAGGGACTGCAAAACCTTAATACTAACCTGGCGAAGATGTTGTCATTTAATCCTGAACAAGACCTGACTGAAGGCACACTAGCCTCGATCATGGGTGGGTTTGGTGCAGGTGGTGGTGCTGGTGCAATGACTACCATGATGCAGACTGAAAATGCTTTTAACGCCGATATGATGAAAGCTCAAAAAGCATTGGAATCCAATGAGGTCATGAGTGAGATTGTTGATACCGTACTTGATATGGATATGCGTGAACACTCACCTGAGCAGGTTAAAAAGTTTCTGAAAGAGGATTTAGGTGTTGAAGATTCTGTTTATCTGGATGCTAAAGATGCGGTTGAGTTCTTTCAGACTAATCCTGAAGTTATGGAACAGATGCAAGAAAGCAATCCTGAGCTTGCTAATTCTGTTGCTGATGCCATTGGTACAGGTGGCCAAGTAAATATACCTATTGCTGATTATGCTGTTTACATGCCTGAATATCATGAGCAGCTACAAGAGTTATTGAGAAATGACGCAGATGGTTTCAACATTCAGGAAACGAATCACTGGATGGAAACTGGTAAAGAAGAATTCATGGAGCAGGCCGAGCGTGTTATTGAGGCTCAAGATGAATCAGATCAATATCGTGAGTCTGCTGATCAAGTAGAACAATATTGGACTGATCAATTAATGGCAACAGGGCGATTTCCTGAGCATGTTGTTGGTCCCTATGCTGCGATGCACCGAGCTGTTGCGACAACTATCGCGGCTAGAACTGGCAAAATGCCACATGAAATCCTTGCAGAGCGTATGCCTACTGTTAGGGCTACGCCGATTGCAGGGGCGCAGTTAAGTCAACAAACACCTGAGTTTCAAGCATGGGCAGAAGGCAGTACAGCAGTAGATGATCAAGGTGAGCTGAAAACTTTTTATCATGGCACTAGCGATGATATACAGGCATTTGATAAAGAAAAATTGCAGAGTCGTGATCCTGGTTTCTTAGGCCAAGGCGTATATATTACAGATGCAAAAGCAGCAGCAGATTTTTATGCGGAATCATCAGAGCGTATTCGTGGTGGCGCACCTAATGTCATGCCTTTATATGTTAATGTAAAGAACACAAAAACATATAACCTATCAGAGAGAGTGGCGTTATATGATGAGATGCTGGCTAATCCTAACTTTTCAGAAGAGCATACCGCAAAATTGAAAGCCGAAGGTTATGATAGCGCAGCAGTTGTAGACGCTAGTGGCGCAATTATTGATATGGTTGTATTTGATGAGGGCAGTATTCGTTCGGCAATATCTACAGATCAGCAGTTGTACCAGACAGCAGAAGAAGATTTGTTTGTAGCTCATAATCTTAGTGCTGAAAATATAATAGCGGCTCAGGATCTTGGTGGGTTAGCAGCACCTTCATTGGCTGTTGCTCGTACAGGAGTTTCGGATTTCACTGGTTTTGGTGAGATAACACTGCTTGCCGATAAAGACTTATTGAAAGACCCTAAAGCGCGAACATTCGATGCTGATATTTATTCACCTCGCCAACCACGACCTGTTTATGATGTTGATTATAGCAAATATAGAGAGTTTGAGGATCAGCTTGACCCTGATAACTTAGGATTGAGTACACCTGATTTTCAATCTATAGAAGATACTAATGGAGCAGATAACCTTCTTAGGTCTACAGCAGTAGAGTATCACTGGCTAAAACTGCAAGGTAAAGAACCTAAATTAAAGAACAAGAAAGACATTAAGCCTATCATTCGTAAAGCCGCTAAATTTGACCTAAATGCAACATCATTACACAGTGATGAAAGATTCATTAAAATGGTTACTGATCATTATCAGGAAATATTAGATGACTTATCAGAAGACTTTGATGTTCGTGCTGAGAAAATGTATGAATGGTATTTCAATGAAGATGGCTCAATAAAGTACGCTAAAATAAGAGATATGGCTTCTGAAGTTCAGCGATTCCGTGACACTAAAGGTAAAGATGTTAGTCAATTACGCGATGACATATCAAAGAAATTACGTGTTAAGAAAACCCGTGAAGCATATCAGAAGTGGGCAACTGAAACTTTCAATGAGATGGTGACAGGTAAGAAAATATTTAAAGGTTTTACACCGTCTGGAAATCGAAAGTATAAACCTTACAACATGCAGAATGTTGTTAAGGAAATGACGCAACAACTGCAAGCCGGTGAATCATTTTTCTATGGGGCTGGTACGGTTCGCTCAAAATATGCGAATGAAATGAAAACCATAAGGCAGATTCAAAATAAGCGCGAAGAGATTGTTAGCGAAGAAGACATGGAGATAGTTAAGAAAGAATCAGGTGATGTGTTCTGGGAAGCCATTGAAGCGTTAAAGCCTTATTATAAATATGATACAAGTTCATTTGGTTATGCTGATGATGTTGGTAGTGCGATTATTGAAGGTCGTAGCGGCATGAATGAAGCCTTTAATATGACGCCTGAAGCCCAGAAGATTGTTGATGACCTTCTTGAATACCTTACCGCGTTACCTACCAGTTATTTTGAAGCTAAAGTGCAGCGTGCCGTAGGATTTGAAGAATTCAACACCGCTGTTGTGCCTAAAGGGATGCGTAAGGATGCGTTGAAAATATTAAAAGATTCTGGACTGAAGATTAAAACGTATGATCCAAAAGCAGAAGGATCACGTGCTGATACGATTGCAAAACAAAAACAGTTGTTATTCCAAGGTGAAAAGCAGGGCGCATTTAGTCCTGAAAGCAATATAATCTCATTGCTTGAAGGCGCTAATCTATCTACCTTCTTACATGAATCAGGCCATTTCTTCCTTGAGATGATGAATGACTATGCTCAGGAAAATGCTGAAGTGGCTAAGGATATGGATAAACTACTTCAGTGGTTTGGAGTAGCAGATCGTTCCACGTGGAACAATTTAACTTTAGAGCAGCAACGCGAGCATCATGAGAAGTTTGCTGAGGGCTTTGAGACTTACCTGTTTGAGGGTAAAGCACCAAGCATGGAGCTACAGGGACTGTTTAGCCAGTTCCGGTCATGGCTCATGGATGTCTATCGTAACATTCGCCAGTACCTATCACCTGACAAACTGACTGATGAAGTCCGTGGTGTTATGGATCGTATGCTTGCGACTGATGTTCAGATTAGACAGGCAGAAACAGCAAGGTCTTATTTCCCATTATTTAATACCGAGGAAGAGGCTAAACAATACGGTGTTAATTGGGAAGAATATCAGGCTCTAGCTAAGGATGCTTCAGATGAGGCTATTCAGGAACTGGATAAACGTGTTTTACGTGATATGAAGTGGATGAGTAACGCATTAAGTAAGCAGCTCAGATCGCTTCAGAGGGAAGCACGTGCGAAGCGCAAGGCTGTTAAAGAGCAGATTATCGAGGAAATGGATAATTATCAGGTCTATGCTGCGATTGATTTCCTGAAAGAGAATAAGTTATCTACCAAGTCAGTGAATGAATTGTACGGAATTGATATAGCCAAGCCTCAAGCTGGTTCGATTAACCCTGAGATTGATGATTTGTTTGTGGCGATGGCTAAACATGGTGGTATTGATCGTGCTGAAGCTGAGGCTCAGGGTATTGATCCTGCTAATTGGGGCAGGGGAAGCAGTGTAAATTTACCAGTTCCAGGTGCGGTTGCGCTCAGGGTGTTCAAGAAAGATGGCGGTATGTCATTCGATGCCATGGCTGAAGCATTAAGTCAGGACGGTTATACGTCTACTGAATATAGTCCTAATGAGCTATTGGATCTGATTGATAAGCAGTTGGCTGGTGATATTCAGTATTCTAATCAGGTTAATTATGATGCGATTACAGGTCGTGGTGAGCAGGAAGATATACCGGATATCAGCAAGTTACGTGGATTGCTATCACCAAAAGGAATGGACGTTGATGAGGCTGCACAGTTATTTGCCTATTCATCGGGTGATGCCATGGTACGTGATCTGGCTAATGCACAGAAGAAAAGCGCAATTGTCGAGGAGATGACTGATCAGCGTATGCTTGAGTTGTATGGTGATGTTAATTCCCCTGGTGCTATGCAAGCGGCGGCTGAAGAGGCAATACATAACAAGGTTCGTCAAAAGTTTGTCGCTAATGAGTACAATGCACTCGCTAAAGCTACCGGCCAGAAGCAGGTATTGAATAAAGCGGCTAAGGAATTTGCTACTAACGCGATCAATGCCAAGCGTATCCGTGACATCAAACCTGCTCAGTACAATGCAGCAGAAGCACGTGCTGGACGCGAATCAGATAAAGCTATGCGACAGGGCAACACAGATGAAGCGGCTACTCACAAACGCTCTCAGTTGCTTAATGGTCATATGTTCAAGGCTGCTAATAATGGCTTGAATAGTGTTGATAAGATGATCCGGTATCTCAAGAAGTTCCAGAGCAAAGGTACTCGCAAGAATATTGATCCTGAATACCTTGAGCAGATAGATGCAATTACCGCGAATGTTGATCTTAGAAAAGGTCAAAGTTTAAAAGCGATTGATCGTAAAAACTCATTATCAGAATGGATAGCTAAACAAAAAGAAGATTATTTAGATCCTGTTATAGACGAGGAGCTAATAGCGTCAATTGGTAACAAACATTACAAGGAGATGACGCTTGAAGAGTTAAATGGAATGGTTGATACCGTTAAGGTTATTGATCATATGGGGCGATTTAAACAAAAGATGCTGACTGCGAAGGATAAGCGAGATTTCGCAGAAGTTGTTGACGAAATGAAGGCATCTATTGATAAATACTCTAAGAAAAGGGCTGTTAGAAGAGGCAAGGAAACTGATGTTGTAGGAAGAACGGCGGCTGGTGCGCGTGAGTTTGTTGCTATGCACAGAAAGATGTCGAGCATTATTCGAGAAATGGATGGCTTTGAAGACGGCGGCATTATGTGGGAAAGATTTTTGTTGCCTGCAAATGAATCTGCCAACAATGAAACCGAAAGAAAGGCGCAGGCCAGTGAGATATTTGCTGACTTATTTGAGCCAATACAGCCAAAATTAGGAAAGGATGGATTACCTTTAAATATCAAGCAGTTTAGAAAGGTTGTGCCTGGGACCGATATATCAATGACACGTGAAGAACGGGTAATGACCGCAATGAACTGGGGTAACGCTGGCAACAGACAGAGATTAATGGATGGTGGCACTATCAGCAAAGAATCCATTACTGAGCAAGAAGTGCAGGCAATCATTGATACTTTAACTAAAGAAGAGATGGATTTTGTTCAAGGCGTATTTGATTATTATGAAACATTTAAGCCTGAAATTGAAGCTCAAGAATTAAGGCTTACAGGAATTAAGCCAGAATGGTTAGAGCCAACACCAATTCAAACCAAGCATGGTGTATATCGTGGTGGGTATCATCCTGCTAAATACGATGTGATGCTATCAACCAGATCAGAGTCATTAGAAGCTAAGGCTAATCTAAGGTTGCAAACTAAAGGCGTATTTAACTCAGCAACTACTAGAGATGATTATGTTCAGAAAAGATCTGCTGAGGTTAAAGATAGACCATTAATGCTGACATACGACACGATATCTAGTCGTATTAACGAGGTCATTCATCGGCTCTCATGGGAGGATTATCTTGTTGATGCTAACCGCATGTTAAAAGCACTTGATAAGCCTATAAGAGATCATTATGGGTACAACCATCTTAATGAACTGAAAGAAACTATTAAGGTTATTGCTGAAGGTGATACGCCTGCGACTAACGCATGGGAACGTGGGATCAATCATGTTCGTGTTGGTACGACTATTGTAGGGATGGGGTTAAGATTCACTACTGCGGCCATTCAGCCTACGGGTATTGCTCAGGGCTGGTTCCGACTTGGTGGCGCTAAAAATGGTGGTAAATGGGTTGCAATAGGGATGAAAGATTACCTGAAAAACCCTAAAAAAGCCTATGAAGATGTGGTTAATGAGTCGAAAATGATGAAATCGCGTGGCCGAACAATGATGCGTGAGATCAATGAAGAGATGAATAAGGTGAGAAAGGGTAAGCGAGCAACAGAATTGGATGCTACTTACTTCTGGATGATCACGAAAATGCAGATTATGACTGTAGATATGCCACTTTATCTTGGTGCTAAGGCAAAATTCCTTGCTCAGTTACAGTATGAGAACGCGGTTGATGAGCAAGGTCGTAATGAGATTGAGCATAAAGCGATTGCAATGGCTGAACAAGTAGTGCTGGATTCTCAATCAGGTGGTGAAGTTAAGGACTTGGCGAGAATACAGCGAGGCGGCCCGTTTCTTAAATTATGGACTAATTTCTATTCTTATTTCAGTGCCACTTACAATATGAACGTAGAAAACTTTAAACAAAGAGATCTAAGTTTAAAGCATCCTAGTGAGATTGGGTTGTTTATGGCTGATTTTGTTATCCTGAACATCGTACCTATAGTGCTATCTGTATTGATCAGGGAGGCATTGAAAGGCGATTGTGACTGGGAAATAGACTGTATGCAGAAAAAGGCAGTTAGCGAAGGAATATCCTATGCTGCCGGTCAAATGATTGGAGTAAGAGAGCTGAGTAATGCAATAGAATACATGGTTACTGGTGAAAGTTATCGCTATTCCGGCCCACCAGGAATAAGGGTGTTTAAAGATTTTATTAACTTAGCACAGCAAACATCTAAAATGGAATTTGACGCTAAATTTTGGAAATCAGCAAGTATAGTGGGAGGTCAGATATTCCATCTTCCTACTGGCCAAGTTAATCAAACAGTTGAGGCCATGATTGACATTGCAAATGGTAGGGTTAAAGGTGGTGAGGCAGTACAGGCATTGCTTACTGGACCACAAAAATAGGTTTTGGATAGCCATTGAGCTTTGATTGTGCCTCCTCTCGGTCTTTGTTTGGTGGTTATCCTTTTTAACGCAAGGGCGTTTGCTAAAACCTTGTAAATTCGTAAGGTTGGAACATGGCGAAGAATACAAAAATCACTGACGTTCTTAAATCCAAGGCTCAAGAAGCCAGTGGATCACCTGATATTGGAAACAGTATCTATGACCGCATGATTGCGGATATCAGAAGTCAAGCTGAACGGGAGGCGAATGAACAGGCGCAGATTAAGATCCAAGCAGCAGAAACAAGATGCCGAGCAGCAGAAGTTGAACGAGATGCCGCAAACAATGAAAAGGCATCAGCGCAAAGACAAACACAGGAACTGCAAAGTCAGATCGGTCGATATCGGTCAGAGTCTGAGTCCCGAACAACAGAGCGCGATGAGCTTAAGAAGAATTATGACGCGGAGTGCATGAAATGTATGAAGCTGGAAGCAGAGTTATCTGAGGCCAAGATCATTGCAGAGCAGAATGAACTTCGTGGTACAGATGTGAATAAAGTATTAGCCCATATTAATACCATGAAGAATAACAGTAATGATAAGACCATTCCTTCATTTGAGTTCACGCCTAATCGAGATTCAAATAATAAACTATTGTCTGTTACAGCAAAGCCAATAGGTGCTAATTAACAAGCAGTGGAATTTAAGCTGACTACATGGCTTGAAACATATCAACGTAAATATCGCGGCGGTTATGATAAGGAGCCAAAGTGGTTTTATACAGGAGAGAATGATGAGACAAATATTATTACTATTAGCGTTGATGTTAATAAGCTCAATAGCCAATGCAGCGAATCCAAATAATGCGGCTGCGTCTTTGTCGGTTCGATCTCCGATAGGTTATACAGACGGCTCGGTTATTTCGGTGGGTACGGCAATGGCTTACTCGCTTCATTATTCACAGACTCAAGGGTTTAACTGTGACGGTACGGAAACAAAGCTAGCGGTATTATCCAATCAATACATAGCGCCTAATACCTTCCTGAGTTCTACAGCAGACTTATCTCAACTTGATGCTGGCACATGGTATTTTAAATTTTCAGTGAACAATAGCGGATGCTCGACAGAATTAACAAGAGCGGTAACTGGTACGACAACACCATTGCCAGAATTAATATTTGATGCGCCTACTAGCCCATGGGTTGAGTTGCAATGAGCAATGTACTTAACCGCACAACCAAGCAATTTTTAAGGTCAGCTAATACTCCTGATTATCCTACTGTTGATTGGATACATAACCCTGATCTATCTGCGGTGGCGGGGCAGCCTTCAAAGTATTGGATTATTACGGGTGATGTTGTAACGCTAATGGATAGTGCTGCAATGGCAGTTGTTGATGCAGCCGAGGCACAATCGCTAAAGGATGCTCTAGAAGCTGAGACTCAGGTTGGAGCATTAAAGGCTGTTATAGCTGGCTTAGTTGATGTGATGAATACTAAGTTAGCAGCTAATAAGCAGATAACTTTTCAAGAAGTAAAAGCTGCAATTAAGGCGAGGTTATAACATGGCATCCGGTGACACATTAGCAACATTAAATCCAAACGCATCAATGCCTCCTGCAAGCAATCCAGCAAGCATTTCTACAACCGGCGCTGATTTATTAGTCCTACTCTATGATGATGCTACAACAGAATCACGTTATTGGTCTTTTAAGATGCCAGGTCAATATGATGGAACAAGCGCGTTAACGGTTGAGCTTGAATGGAAATTCCTCACCTATGTTGGCTCTCAAACTTGTGATTGGGAAGTGAGTTTTTACGCAGTGGCAGATGACACTAACTCTATTGACTCTTTAACATTTGCGACAGCTCAAGCAGTATTAGCGACAGAAGCAGGTACAGCAGGTGAGGTTGACTACGCAACAATAGCATTTACTAATGCACAAGCCGATGGAATCCAGCCTAATGAGCGTTGTATTGTAAAGATTGCAAGGGACGCAACAGGTGGTACAGCAAGCCCAGGTGATGCTGAGTTGCTAGGTGCTGAAATAAGGCTATCCTAAATGGCTCTTGATTTTGCAACGGCTTATATAAGAAAGACAGGGCTTGGGTCTGAATGGGATTTAGTATCGAATACTACTCGTTTCCTATATAGCACTAAAGTCTATATTGACGCGCTACCGACAGGCGGCGCGAACATGTCGTTGTTCGCGCTTAACAATGCTGGGATATCAGAAGGCATACAAGCAAGCGTTAAACCCGGTGGTGATGCAATAATATACACATGGGGTGCTAACTCAGGGACTATATCAGCAGGGTTTTCTGCCGGTAGCTGGCTTAACGTTATAGTTGTATATGACCAAGTAGCCGACAAATTACAGTTGTACTTAGACAGCACTACGGCGGTTTATGACCCAGCCAGTTATACAGATAATTCAGCTTCTACCAGCAATGCTTTTTGCCTAGGAGCTGAAAATTATCTGGGTAATATGTTAAACGGGAAACTGGCCGACACTGTTGTTTGTAATCTAAGCGCGGCGGTTACAGCAGATCAGATAGCGGCATTGCTTGATGGGGTAAGCCCATTATTAGTTTTCCCGCTCAGTGACATTGTAGACTACTTTCCTTTTATAAATGGCGACTTAAACGGCGTTAAAGGATTTACGGGCTGGACTGAGAGCGGAACATTATCGGCCTCAGATCATCCTCCTATTTATATGCCAGCAGGAGACACACCATCGTATTTAGCAGTAGCGGCGGCTGCTGGAGAAGTAATAAACCCATATAACATAGTAGGTAACGGCGGTGTCGTTGGTTACGGATCAAACATAATTGGACCAGGAGGAACGATAGGATGAGCTATCTAGGGAATTTTGCAGAAGACAGCACAAGCCTGACTTTTAAATTTACATCAAGGAATACGACTGGCGAGGCATCTGCCTTATCATCTGGTTTGGTTGATGTTTACAAAGGCAGTTCCACTTCACCTACAACAGCAGGGGTTACATTAACATCTACCTTTGCATCGGTTGTTGGGTTTAATCATGTAGGGATTGATCTTTCATCGACTTCATTTTATGCGGTTAGTGATGAATATTCAGTGATGCTATCTCAGGGTGAAGTGAACGGTGTTGATGTATCTGGTGAGGTTCTCGCTTCATTCAGTATTGATAATCGTTATGTGAGTAACTTTACTTCGACAAGCCTGACTGACTTCGGTGTTAGCACTCTTGGTTCTACTGAGGTTGATGATTCAATAGCTGCCTATGGCGCTTCGACTCATACCAGTACAGACATTGAGGCTCTATTGCCTACTAACATGGCATTGACTGTTATTTCTACGGATGGCGAGGTTAATTCAGATTTGACAGCAATCAATGGTAGCACATCAGCATTGGATAACTTCTCTGATCAATATGATGGTACAGGTTTAACAGGAGATACATATCCTGCAACACAAGCACAAATTAATTCTATTGGAAGTATTGCTGGTGGATTTAGTACGCCTGTAACTGGTGCAACAATTACTACTGGCTCAGAAACACTTACTTATACGGCTACTGAGGGCGAAGATGGAGTTTTACATGAAATAGCTCCATCTGTAGGAAATATTGATTTCTATTATGAGCTTGATGTGGGTGAATCAGGTGCAATCACGGCAGTAGAGTGTGTATTTAGAGTTAATTCAAATGGCGATACAGTAACAGCAGAATATTATGATTATGTGTCAACATCATATAAAACTATTAAGACACTTAATGGTTCTAATAGTACAGCATTAGTGGCTGATACTTTTGAAATACCTATTAACGGTACAGGTGTAGGTGCAAATATTGGATTAGGTAGATTAAGGTTTACATCCAGTACGGCTACAGGAATAGACTTTGACTCAGTTAGGGTTAAATATTCAGCAAGAACTGGAGGTATTTCTAATGGCTCAACAGTCACATTAGCTGCTTCCGCAGTAAATAAAAACTTCATTGGTGCTTCATGGAATCTAGCTCTTGGTGGTCAAGATATATCTGGTGCTTACTTTGAAGGGGCAAACAGTGTTACAGGGACAAGTACATCGCCTACGGGTGAGGTTCATTTCAATGATTGTGAGTTTGGTACAGCATCTATAGGAAATAGCCACATGAAGAAGTGTGGATTTGATGGAACTTTAACAGGTGTCGCGGCTACTGATTACTTTATTGTTGATGGTTATTCTCAGGTTGCAGGATCTGGATCACCTACATTTACATTTACAGGTCTTGGGGCATCATCAACAATTAATGTCAGGGGCTGGCGTGGCGGTGGAACGTGGAATTTTGATTCTGACTGTACTGCATCAATTGAAGTCACTAAGGGTGGAACTCATACTATAGCGGCAGGTGGCGCAGATGTTGAGTTTAGAGGATTCTGTAAAGCAGTATCTTTCACTGGTGTTGCGGCAGCATCTACTGTTAATGCGGTTGTTTTTGCTGGCGATATTACAGTTAATGGAACAGGTGGAACGGTTAATGTTTATGGGCAACACTCAGGCATTACCGATAGCTCAGGTGGGTCGGTAACAATCAATGATTATTCTGTTGATGGTCCTGCTGTTGGTACAAATATAGGTACAATCATTACCAATTTAGCAACGGCTCAAACAGATCTTGATACTATTTCAGATGGTATTATTCTTGGTGCTGCGGCTACTGGCACACTTTCAACGACTCAGGCTACTTCAAACCTAACTGGATATACGGATGATCAATTGATTGGACGTATTATCACTGTCCTTACTGGTGTCGCTGCTGGAGAAAGTTCTGATATAACCGATTATGTTGAAACTAATGGACTAATTACCTTTACTGCCATGACGCTTGCCATGGGTAACGGCGATACATTCAAGATTACTTAATGGCCATTTCAGCATCAAGAGTAACCCGTATGGGGATGGGTGGTGGCATCTGGCAACCACAAGGAAGTTATGCTGGAAAGGAAGCTGGTGCATCGCCTGAGCGCGAGATATTTGATCAAGATCCAAGCAGAGGTCTTGGTGGTGCTTCTGGCAGAGGCAGTACGTGGGATGCCCACAAGCGGATAAAGGACAAGCAGCAAAGGCGATATGCTGAAGAAGAAGAGGAAGTAATGCAGATGGTAGCCATGATTCTGCCTGAGCTGGTCAAGATGTACCTATAACGCCAAGGCGTTTCAAACAACAGGGTTTTTGGGGTATTAATAGACAATGCCAAGTACAGACAGAAGACAAGGGTTATCAGCATCGGCGGCGATTAAAGTCCCTTGTCGTGCTGCCACGACTGCAAATATCACCTTATCAGGCGAGCAAACCATTGATGGTGTGGCTTGTGTTGCTGATGATCGAATCCTTGTAAAGAATCAAACCGATGGATCTGAGAATGGGATCTACGAATGTAGCTCATCTGCATGGAGTCGTGCGCCTGACTGGGATGGATTTTATGATGTTAAGCAAGGCACGACAGTCAATGTAATTGGTGGAACTCAGCAGGGATGGTGGGCAGTTACTACAGCCGATACTATTACTGTTGGCACTACATCGGTTTCTTTCTCTCTTACAATTGGCAGTGGTATTCCTGTTACTTCACAAACGTACACAGGTGATGGGTCTACGGTTGCTTATACTATCTCTGCTGCTACTCAAGGTGCTAATAGCCTGGTGGTATCAGTAGATGGCCTACTACAAGAGCCAACAGATGCTTATACAGCATCAGGCACAACCGTTACTTTTACGGCAGCGCCTCCACTTAATTCAGAGATTGTCATTCGTAACTGGGGTTATGCTCAGGCTGTTTTGGAAGCTGACTCAGGTAGTGTGAGTTTTACGCAATCAGGTACTGGTGCAACTGCTTCAACTGTTGAGGCTAAACTACAAGAGAGTGTATCCGTTAAAGACTTTGGAGCTGTGGGAGATGGTGTTACAGATGATACGTCAGCTATACAGCTTG